ACTCCTCTCCAAGGCGATAGGCGATACCAAGACCCGCCAGGAAGAACTAAAGAAGGCCCTAGAGCAGGCAAAAAAGGCCGGCGACACTGAGGAAAACAGGCGCCAACAGGATCTTCTCCAGCGCGAGCTGAGTGAAACAACGCAGAAGTTAAGAGAGCTCGAAGACCAGCAGAAGGAAACGAACAGCGGCCTCAAAGACTTTTCCGAAGATGTCGGTAAGGCTGCGAACGCGACGAAAGGAATGTCTCTGGCCGCTGGTGCAGCTGCCACCGGGATGATAGCTATGGCGACTTCAGCTGGCAAGAATGCTGACGAGCTACTGACGACATCGAAGGCGACCGGCTTTACCGTTGAAGAACTCCAGAAGCTGAAGTACGCTTCGGAGCTCGTAGATGTTTCCTATGAAACAATGACAGGGAGCATCAGCAAGCTTACGAAGAATATGGCCTCGGAGAATAAGGCCTTTGAGCAGCTGCACATCAACACGAAGAATGCCGACGGGTCTATGCGCAACGCTACGGACGTCTGGTACGAAGCGATAGCAGCTCTTGGGGAGATCGAAAACGAGACCGAACGCGATACCATCTCTATGGAACTCTTTGGAAAGAGTGCTATGGATATGGCTGGCATCGTGGACGACGGCGGCGCAGCTCTCCAGGCACTCGGCCAGGAAGCAGAAGACGCCGGACTAATCTTAAGCGGTGACGCGGTAGATGACGCTGCCAAGTTTGACGATGCGCTCCAGAAACTTCAGGCCACGGCTACGCAGTCCTTTTTGAAAGCTGGCGCTACGCTGGCGGAAAAGCTCATGCCGGCGCTTGAAAAACTTATTGAAATAGTCGGCAAAGTTCTTGACTGGTTTTCCAACCTGGACGGAACCACGCAGACCGTAATACTGACGGTGCTTGGCCTGGTCGCGGCGATCTCGCCGGTGCTAGGTCTTATAAGCACGTTGACTGGTCTGGCCGGTGCGCTAAACATGGCGATGCTCCCGATGATAGGCACGATCGCGGCCATCGTTGCAGGGATCGCGGCCGTCGTGGCCATAGGCGTGCTTCTGTACAAAAACTGGGACACCATCAAGGCAAAGGCTACGGAACTGTGGCAGAGCCTTAAGAATACCTTTGAAAAAATAAAACAGACTATTACAGACAAGTTTAACGCGGTCAGAGACTTCGTTAAGGGCGTTATCGACAAGATAAAGAGCTTCTTCCAGTTCAAGGTGGAGCTGCCGAAAATCAAGCTCCCGCATTTTGGCATCACCCCAAAAGGATGGAAACTCGGCGACCTGCTGAAAGGCTCAATACCCAAGCTCGGTATTGAATGGTACGCCAAAGCAATGAACAACGGCATGATCCTCGATCAGCCGACGGTGTTCGGCGTCAGTCGGAACGGTAATCTGCTCGCCGGCGGCGAAGCTGGTCCGGAAGTGGTTGTGGGGGCGCAGTCCCTTATGGGAATGATTAAGAGCGCCACGGCCGGTGCAGGCGGCGTGAGCGTGAACGTGGTCGTAAACGGAAACGTTGATGATTATGACGCGCTTGCCGAAACGATAGGCCAGAAGCTCCAGCAGCAGATGGCCAGAGAGAATAGGGTGTTTGCATGAGCATGAACACATTAAAGGTCGCAGGGAGTACGTTGGCCAACCTCTACGTTGACGGCGCGCTATCCTACAACAGACCTATAAAGAACGTCGAGATGGTTAGCATTCCTGGTAGATCCGGAGACCTGGTAATAGACTACGGCACCTTCCAGAACGTGATGATAACCTTCCCGTGCTATATGCGCGGCAGCTTCGACACAAACTTTGCGACGCTGGTCAACATTCTGGGTGCCATGAAAGGCTACCAGAAGATAGAGTGTAGTAACGACACCACGCACTTCAGGCTCGGTGTTCCGGTAATACCGCAAGCGCCCACAGTAAAGCGCATCGGTAAGGACGGCTACTTCGACTTGAGCTTCAACTGCAAGCCGCAGCGCTTCCTAAACTCCGGAGAGACCGAGACCACATATTCAGCGAACGCGACTATATCGAACCCTACAAACTTCGATGCAAAGCCGCTGATCCGCATAACCGGCACAGGAAACTGCACACTAAACGGCGTGACAATTACAGTCACAGGCAGCTATTCCTATGTTGACATAGACTGCGAGTCGATGGAGTGCTACTACGGCACCAGCTCCGCGAACGCGCTTGTATCGTTCTCCGGGAACGACTTCCCGGTGCTTTCGCCGGGCAACAATTCACTCACAAAGGGAACGGTAACATCCATAAAGATAAAACCGAGATACTGGGAGCTCTAAATGATTCCTATTCTTTTCGCAAGCAGCGAGACATCATTCACAACTAACGGCATAGGCCGCCTGGCGGACGCTCGCAAGCGCGAAGTCACGGAGGAGCGCAACGGCCAGTACGAACTCGTGCTGGAGTACCCTATTACAGGGCCGTTGATGTCGAGCATCCAGAACGGAGCATTCATCTATGCGACGCACGATGACACAAAAGTTCCGCAGGCGTTTGAGATCTACAACGTCTCCGCACCGCTCGAAGGCTTCGTAAAGATAAATGCCTGGCATATATCATACAGACTGAACAGCATAATCGTCGCGCCGTTCTCGGCCGGATCCTGTTCAGCTGCTATGGGTGCGATAGTCACAAATAGTATCAACACAAATGACTTCACGTTCTGGACAGACAAGAGCGTGACAGCGAACTTTGCGACAACGATCCCGGCGAGCGTGCGCAGCATTCTCGGAGGGACGCAAGGTTCCATACTGGACGTTTTCGGCACCGGTGAGTATGAGTTTGATATGTATACTGTCAAGCTGCATGCAAGCCGAGGCACCAACCGAGGCGTCACGATAAGGTATGGAAAAAACCTTACGAAACTGGAGCAGACGGTAGATGCCAGCAATATGTTCAATGCGGTAGTGCCGTACTGGACAAGCGAAAACTCCACAGTCTCTCTGGATCATCTGGTAGTCAGAACTGGCGAGACCGCAGGCCGAGCGGTAGTGCTGGATATGTCCCGAGCCTTCGAGACAGAACCGACGACCGTAGAACTCGAAGCAGCTGCGCAGACCTATGTAGATGCAAATGCAAATTATCAGGTCAACGAAAATATCAAGATAGATTTTGTGCAACTGTGGCAGACAGAAGAGTATAAGGATGTTGCCAACTTACAGAGAGTCTATCTTTGCGACACCGTCAACATCTACTATTCAAAGCTGGGAATCAACGCGACCGCAAAGGTAATCAAGGTTGTATATGATACCTTGCGCGAAAGATACAACTCTATGGAGCTCGGCGCTCCAAGAGTGAGCCTCGCGCAACAGATCCAGACAGAAGTCTCCAGTAGCATTCTTGCGGAAGTTCCATCCAAGAGCATGATGGAGTCTGCAATAAATAGCGCGACACAGCTGATCAGCGGCGGCGATGGAGGATATATCAAGTTCCATTACTCCGGTGATGGTACGCCAACTGAAATGCTGATAATGGACTCAATGGACGAAAGTACTGCGGTCCACATTATAAGGCTAAACCAGAACGGCATAGGCTTCTCCACAGACGGCGGAACAACTTATTCAAATGCCTGGACGATAGACGGAAACTTCGTGGCCGACTTCATTACGAGCGGCACCCTAAATGCGAACCTGTTAAGAGCAGGCATCATCCAGGACAATTCCGGGACAAACTACTGGAACCTTGATACTGGCGAGTTCGTTTCAGGATCCGTAAGCAACGCCATTTCGCAAGCTGAATCGGACGCGGTAAGCGCTGCTAACACCTATGCCGATGAACAAGTTGGAGCGCTCGATACGTCCCTTAAGCAGTATATACGCTATTCTAACGGAGTACTCGAACTGGGTGACTCTAATGGAACATACAAGACGCAGCTCGACAATACGCAGCTGGCCTTCTTACAGAACGGCGCGGTAGTAGCGTATGTCAGTAACAATAAGTTGTTCATCACTAACGCGCAAATAACAGATAACCTCCAGATAGGCAGCTATCAATGGATAACAGATAGTACCGGACGCATGTCCTTAAAGTGGGTGGGATAACATGGCAACATCAGGTAGTTACTTAACATCAAAAGTTGTAAACGCATATACCGGAGACGGTTGCCCAGATCGTGCAAACATATCTTGGAGTGCGAGCTGGGATCCTGCGACACTATTATGGACAATCAACTGGTCGGCAAACGGCGCAGGCTGGACAAATAACTACTATGTAACTATCTTTAGTGGCACAGTCACTATCACGGACGGCAACGGAAACACACTTCAAACCAAGAGCATGTCCGGACAGATCGCCCAGGCCCGAAAAGACGTTCAGCTCATAGCGGACTCGTTTACGGTTGGTGTTGATACCTACGGAAACAGAAACATAGTGTTCTCGGCAGTATTCCGTATTGGTGTTAATGGTGCCAGCGGAGAGTCTACTGGTTCGCAGACGTTCGCTCTGGATCAGAAACCGATGGCTTCGACTTTCGCGAGCGCTCCAAACGGCGTGACGGTCACGTCCAGCGGTGGCGTGTCCAGCATATCGCTGACAAGATACAATAGCAGCTTCACACATGATGTAACGTGGTCTTTTGGCTCCTACTCTTATACGGCAACAGGGCAGGGCACTTCGCCCTCTTACACGATTCCTGCGACCTGGCTGAACGCTATACCAAACAGCGCAACAGGAACGGCCACGGTCACCGTTACCACTAAAAATGGCGGCACAACAGTTGGTTCTGCTGTGTCGGCAAACTTCACTATTACTGCAAACGTCTCACCAAGTATAGGCAGCGTGGCCGTAGCGCCCAGAGGTGCGGCATACAATGCCCAAATAACAAACTACACTACAACGTTCGTTTCAGGATATAGTACTGCGCTGATAACAGCATCGTCGGTGGCTGGCGCGTATGGATCCACGATAAAAAAGGTAGAGTTCATCAAAGACGGCTCTGTAATATCCACAAACACTACGCCAACTTATACATATACGACCGGAACCATTACAGGATCCTCGGCAACTTTCAGCGTGCGTGTTACGGACTCTCGTGGTAAGACC